CAGAACCTCATACTTACAGAGTTACACACAATACAGAAGTTGCAAAAACAAATGGTCTTGGTAACTTAAATCCTGTTAATGATGGTATCTTTGCAACAGTAGATATTGAGAAAGTAGGTACAGGTGGAGCAAGTTCAGGTGGTGGTAGTTATACTCCTGAAAAAATGGTATGGGAAGATAAGTTAGCAGAAAGAGCTTGGGCAACAGATTATGTTAACCCTTATGATGTTCCATTATATCTACAGATAGGAGCAAGTTCTTCTTCTACAGACCCTTGTCTTTGGACTGTATCTATAGATGGTATTCCAATGGGTAACTCTGGTAAACATGCTAATGGTGCTAGTGCTTACAATACTAGCTTATTTATAGTTCCTGCAGGTGGAACTTATAGAGTTGATAAGTCTAGGACTAATACCTTTACGGCTTGGAACGAAGCTAAAATGCCTGTAGCAGTAGGAACAGGTGGTACTCCAGCAACTTATGTTTCATTTGATGGAACAACAGCAGAACCAACCATTAAGGGTAGCAACAATGTTAGCTCTGTTGTTAAAAACTCTGTAGGTGATTATACAATAACCTTTACAAAACCTATGCCTAATGCAAACTATGTCCCTGCAATGTCTGTGGCTGGAAATACGACATCAAACAATGTTTTCTCCGTAGTTATGTCAGGAACAGCAGGAGTACCTACTCTTAAAACAGAGTCACAACTACGAATTACTACAGGTGGTGCTTATGCGGCTGGGAGTTTAGGTGATTTACCAGATATTAATGTTGCTATCATAGGTGAAGGAAGTAGTTTAGGTGGTTCAGGTGGTGATAGCATATGGACAGAAGAAGATGGTGATGCAGTATTAGAAACAGATGGCAAGAAACTAACAATAGATGCTAATGTAGGTGAGCTAGGTCTTAAATCTAGGATTACTACTGATGCAAGTATATTAGAGTTAAAAGCTGGTTCTGGTGGAATAGCTGATGTAACAATAGCTGATACTGGTTTATCTACATTAGCTGACATAACAGTTAATGGTATGACTGTAGGTGCTAGTTCTAGTCAGAAAAATACTTTCATTGGCAAAAATGCTTTATCTAGTAGGACAAATGGAATGTTTGTTGTTGCTGTTGGTGAAGATGCTTTAAAAAATTCAGCCGATGGTGGTGCATATAATACTGCTCTTGGTTACAACGCTGGTGGTGACTTAACAACAGGAAGCAATGTAACCTGTATTGGTTATCAAGCTCAAGCTTCCTCCCCTAGTGCGACCAACGAAGTTACTATTGGCAATCCTGATGTAACTGTTGTAAGAATGGGAAATGGCACACCATTAACAACTACTACATATGTCCAAGAACAGTTAGCTATCAAAGATAAACTCATTGAGAAACTTTCAGCAAGATTAGATGAACTAGAAAAGAGGGTTAAATAATGGCAAAGACAGCAGCTTGGACTAGGAAAGAAGGTAAGAATCCTAAAGGTGGTTTAAATGCTAAAGGTAGAGCTAGTGCAAAAGCACAGGGCTCTAACCTAAAGGCACCAGTTAAATCTGGTACTAATCCTAGACGTGTATCTTTTGCAGCTAGGTTTGCTGGTATGAAAGGACCTATGAAAGATAGTAAAGGTAAACCAACACGTAAAGCTTTAGCACTTAAAGCATGGGGATTTGGTTCTGTAGAAGCAGCTAGAAAGTTTGCTAATACACATAAAAAGAAAGCATAGTGACTCAGATAGAACAAATTAGAGAGGCTGCAGAAGCAGACCTACTCACATTTATTAAACTTGTAGCACCTCACTTATTACTAGGTGCAGTACATGAAGAGTTGATAAGTTGGTGGGGTAGAACAGATAGAAAAGATAATCAGTTAGTATTACTTCCTCGTGGACATATGAAAAGTAAACTAGCTGCATATAGGACTGCTTGGTATATAACTAATCATCCTGAGACAACTGTATTGTATGTATCAGCTACAGCTGACTTAGCAGAGAAACAGTTATATGCTATTAAACAGATTATAGACTCACCTATATACAGAAGATACTGGGCTAACATGATACATCCAGAAGAAGGTAAAAGAGAGAAATGGGCAGTAGCAGAGATTGCTGTAGACCATCCACAAAGAAAGTTAGAGGGGATTAGAGATGCAACAGTTAAAGCTGTTGGGCTTACTAGTAATACTACTGGCTTTCATGCCGATATTGTTGTTCTGGATGACATTGTTGTTCCTGGTAACGCTTATTCAGAGGAAGGAAGAGAAAAAGTAGGTAATGCTTATTCACAGTTAGCTTCTATTGAGAATCCTGGAGCAGAAGAATGGGTAGTAGGAACTAGGTATCATCCTAAAGATATATATGATACTATGATTAATATGAAAGAAACTATATATGATGATGATGGTGAGATAGCAGAAGAAGATACAGTATATGAGTTATTTCAAAAGGTAGTAGAAACAGATGGTGAGTTCTTATGGGCTAAGAGAGCACGTAAAGATGGTAAATCATTTGGGTTTGATGCTAAAGAGTTAGCTAGGATTAAAGCAAAGTACATAGATACAACACAGTTCTTTGCACAATATTACAATGACCCTAACTCAACAGAGAATGCAAGGATTAGTTCAGATAACTTTCAGTACTTTGATAGAACAGCATTGAATGTTAAAGAAGGTGATTGGTACTTAAGAGATAGAAAACTAAATGTATTTGCAGCAATTGACTTTGCATTTAGTTTACGTAGACAAGCAGATTACACTGCACTAGTAGTTGTTGGTGTAGACCATCAATCTAACTTTTATGTATTAGATATAGATAGGTTTAAAACAGAACGTATTGTAGACTACTATCAACATGTATTAAAGTCTTGGGAAAAGTGGGGATTTAGAAAGATAAGAGCTGAGGTTACAGTAGCACAACAAACCATCGTTAAAGAGCTCAAGGACAGTTATCTTAAACCAAATGGTATCCCACTATCAATTGATGAATTTAGACCTACTAGGAGCTTAGGAGACAAAGCACAGAGGGTAGGAGCAGTATTAGAACCGAAGTATGATAACTTACAGGTTTGGCATTATAAAGGTGGTAACTGTCAAACACTAGAAGAAGAGTTAGTGATGGTACATCCACCACATGATGATATTAAAGATGCACTATCAAACGCTATGGCAATATCATTAGCACCTAAACTAAGAGCAAATATAGGTTTAGGATTTAATAAACGTTTACCAACCCACAGTAGGTTTGGTGGTATAACTAGTTAAGGAAAAATTATGGCAGGTGAAGTAGCTGAAATAGAACAGGCAATTGGACAAGAGAATCTAGCTAAAGTATTAGCTGGATTATATAACCAATGGTGGATACAAAGAAATGACAAGGAAGAAGAGTGGAGGGAGTTAAGAAACTATATCTTTGCTACTGATACTACTACTACGTCAAATAGTACACTACCCTGGAAGAATAAAACAACATTGCCTAAGTTAACTCAAATACGAGATAACTTACATGCAAACTATATGGATGCTTTATTTCCTAATGATAACTGGATGAAGTGGGAAGGAGCTTCTAGAGAAGACTCTACTATTAATAAACGTAAAGCTATTGAAGCTTACATGAAAACTAAACTAAAAGAATCACAGTTTAGAGAAGAAGTAAGTTTACTGTTATATGATTACATTGACTATGGTAATGCATTTGGTTCAGTAACTTATGTTAATGAACAGCATATAGACCCAGTAACAGAAGAAGTTATTACTACATACAATGGACCTAAATTAAAACGTATATCACCATTTGATATTGTATTTAATCCTGTAGCTAGTTCTTTTGCTAAGTCACCTAAGTTTACTAGATATGTTAAATCTGTTGGTGAGTTACAAAGAGATATAGATGAAAGACCAGACTTACAGTATGACAAGTCATCATTTAATAAAGCATTAGAGATTAGAAATAGTATCTCTATGTTTAGAGTAGAAGATGTAAACAAAGCTGGAGGATTTATTGCTGACGGTTTTGGTACACTACAAGAGTATTACCAGTCAGGTATGGTAGAGATTTTAGAGTTTGAAGGAGACTTCTACGATAAAGATGATGATGTATTACATAAGAATAGAATCATTACTATCATTGATAGGAACTATGTACTACGTAATATAGCGAACCCTAGTTACATAGGACAAGATACTAAAGCTCATGTAGCATGGAGAAAGAGACCAGATAACTTATATGGTATGGGACCTTTAGATAACCTAGTAGGTATGCAATACAGACTAGACCATCTAGAGAATGCTAAAGCTGATGCTATGGATTTAACTATCCATCCACCTATGGTTATTAAAGGTGAGGTAGACCCATTTGAATGGGGACCTGAAACAACTATACACTTACAAGAAGATGGTGCTATAGATATGTTACCACCTAACCCTGCAGCATTCCAAGTAAACAATGAACTACAAGGTTTAATGAATACAATGGAACAAATGGCTGGAGCTCCTAAAGAAGCTATGGGTATTAGAACACCTGGAGAGAAGACTGCATTTGAAGTACAATCATTACAGAATGCAGCTGGTAGAATCTTCCAGAATAAAGTTAATCAGTTTGAGGTAGAGATGTTAGAACCTATCTTGAATACAATGTTAGAGACAGCTAAACGTAACCTAGAGTTACCTGAACTAGCAAAAGTATATGATGATGACTTTGGTGTACAAGACTTCTTATCTGTAACTAAAGAAGACTTAACATCTAGAGGTAAGATTAGACCTATTGGTGCTAGACATTATGCTGCTAGAGCACAGCTCTTACAGAATATGTTAGGTGTATTTAACAGTCCAATAGGACAAATGATTAGTCCACATGTATCACCTAAGCTAGTAGCTAAGATGATAGAAGAGTATATGGGCTTTGACCAGTATGGATTTATGCAAGATAATGCTGCATTATTTGAAGCTGCTGAACAAGAGAAGATAAAAATGCAGATACAACAGGATTTACAGGCACAACAAGCAGGTCCTTCTATGGAAGAAAACATGCTTGACCAGGAGATGCAACAGATGGAGCAACCTCCTCAAGGTGAAGAACCACCTGTAATGTAACAGTAAAAGCTTGACTTTTACTTAAAAATATGGTATAATTATAGTATGGACTTAAAAAGTGAAAAGGCTAAAGCCTTAACAAAAAAACAAGTTTTTGAAGAGTTAAGAGAGTATTTAACTGAACAGGTAGAGATATCAAATAGAAAGTGTATGGATGAAGAGAACTTTAAACTTCCTGCTTTCAATGAGTATCAAGC